AGGTGCTGAGGACAGTGACACAGAGGTGAATGTCAGAGTCCGTATTATTGACACGGATGCCGACAACGAGGGCGGGCGACTTGTTATTAGGAGTTTAGGTTATAAACATTTTAATAATGACGACGAAAATGAAACTCAAGAGCTTGTGTCGGAGGGTTAGTCATGGGGCTTAATTCAAATTCTGTCATTAAAATTGTTGACCTTCTTTGCGAAGGCCCCATCGAGGGTATTGATGGCAATGCCAGAGGAGTTTATTTAGACGAAACGCCTATTAGATCAGAAACAGGCAACTTTCTTGTTGATAGGGACAATGTTTCCTTTGACGTTAACTTAGGAGGGCGCGATCAGGGTTATTTGCCGCAAGCCAAGGGATCGACCAGCAACGTAATTAACGTCAACACAGAAGTTGGCACTGGCTATACAGAGAATCTAAACCCTGGGGGGACGGAGGTAAAAAGCCGTGACTATGGTGCAGGCAACGAGATTGTGCAAATAACAGACCTGCAAGCTGATGAGATCGATCTAATTTTTACTGTGCCACGGCTGTTTTCTACGGCCCAAGAGGGTCTTGTAAAAGGACAGTTATTTGATGCGGTGATCTGGTTTGACGTATCTATTCAGGCAGTCGGCAGCGGCGGCAAATTTGAGCGCATAAAACGCACAAATGTCAGTAGAGTCAGCGAGGACTTCAAGGTTAATACAAACAATTTTAACTTTTTTATCGAGGGCATCAGTATAACAAATTATCAGTACAAAATTTCTGGAATCGAGCTAAAGGGCAAAGGGCCTTGGAACATTAGAGTCAGGAAGTATCCTCCTGCCAACAAAACAACTTACAGCGGCAAAATTCCACACGGCAAGAAAGGCAAAAAAGAACGAAAACGAGCTAAGCAGATTGATCAAGACATTTTTAGGGCTACTTGGGGTGAGTTTGAAGATACGCCTCAAAAGACTCCGTTGGTGAACGGACGAGCAAACACGCTCGTCTGGTCTTCAATAATTGAACGGCAAGACATAAGGTCGGCCTATCCATACACGGCATGTGTAGGCATGAGCATCTCGACTGAAGAGTTTGCAACACTGCCAACAAGGGCATATTTAGTCAAAGGCAAAAAAGTTCGCATCCCACATAACGCAACCCCAAGAGATGACGGAAGCTTGCGTTTTAACGGCAACTTCAACGGCAGCCTAGGTGATCGAGCCTGGACAACCTGCCCAGTCTGTATCTTCTACGATTTACTCACCAGCACACGTTTTGGTGCGGGGCACTTTATCGACAAAAGCAATCTGAACTGGGTCGATTTGTACCCACTGGCACGATACGCGAATGAGCTAATAAAAGGTGAACCACGTTTTGCGTGCAATGTGGCGGTGTCATCGCAAGCGCAGGCGTACACCGTCCTCCAAGATTTTGCCTCAATCTTTAGGGGCATGATGTATTGGCAATCGAATACGATCCAGGTCACGGCAGACCACGGCAATCTCGACGGTTCAAATGTTGACCCTGTTCATATCTTTTCTAACTCAAACGTTATTGGCGGCATTTTTAACTACAGCGGCTCATCGCTCAAAACACGCAGCACAAGTATCAGGGTCCGGTACAGCGACCCTAAAAACCTATATAAGCCAAATGTTCTTTGCATTGAAGATGCAGAACTGATCTCCAAGTACGGTTACCAAATCAAAGAGATTTTGGCGTTCGGCTGCACATCTAAAAAACAAGCAAGGCGTTTGGGGCGGTGGATGATGAAATCGGAAGAGCTTGATGCAAGCACCGTAACGTTTTCTGTTGGCCTAGATGGTGTTCTTGTGTTTCCTGGTCAGGTATTCGCTGTGCAAGATGAGATGCGCGCTGGAACAAGACTGTCCGGCCGCATTGCCAGTTCAACCTCAACCAGCATCGTGGCTGATCAGTCAATCACGTTGCCCAGCGGTAAAAACAAGAAGCTCACATGCCTGCTCACCAACGGGAACGTGGCAACAAAGTCGATTGATACAGACAACACTTCAGGTACGACAGTCACAGTCAGCGAAGCTTTTTCAAGTGATCCTTTGCCAGGCGGCATTTATTCGATCAGCACCCTTGACGTAAAAGAGCAAAAGTTCAGATGCCTCTCAGTAGGCGACAATGGTGATGGAACGTTTGCTGTAGTCGCCGTTGAATTCAACGACAGCCTCTATGATGCAGCAGAGACAAACGATGACGAACTGGATTTTGTGGATGTCACTACCACGGATGAAAAGCCACCTAAACCCATAATCTGATGCCAATTCAATTCGAGACAATAAGCAAAAACGGCAAGACGAATCGTGGCATTGCTTCCTGGACGAGAGGCGATGGCGGCTTTACGGCATCTTTTGTTGTTAAATATCGGATAGGAGAAAAAGGCAGTTTTGAAAAAATTTTTACAACAAATACTTCAATTTCAGTCGATGGTATTAAACCTGGCAAAACATTTGAAGTACATGTTAGAGCTGTTGGTATCGGCTTTCCTGTCAAGAAATCTGACTACGCCAAAGCAAAAGCAGTAGCACCAAGCGTTGCCAGCGAAGATAAACCTGTTCCGTCCGTTAAAGACCTTACGGTATCTCCAATCAGCGACACTCAAGTGAATTTGCAGTGGACGGTGCCTAAAGCTGCAAAGTTGTTTAATCTTGCTGCGATTATCAAGCATTCTGGCAATATCAGCGGCTCAGGATCATTTGCTAATTCCGTGAAAATGGCAAAAGTGTCAGCATCGCAAGATTCTGTCATTGTTCCTAATTTGAAGGGAGAATACATAATCAAATTGGAGGACCAGACCACAAAACAAAAAAGCGAAGAGGTGGGCATCATCCTTCCTAAGGCGCTGCCTGCCCCGTAACTTCCCAGACCAATGCCAGCACTTGTAATTCAAACAAGGCGCGAGGACACAGATTCTCCTCCTTTCCAAGGCGCTACTCGCGGTGTTTTCTACAGCGATGAATACGACGCTTTGGTGCTTGACGGTGACAGCACCATTGACGACGCCTTATTGATTGATGACTTGTCTGAAATTGATTTCATCGGTGATCGTCTTGAGACCGGAGAATACGACTTCCCAAACCTTTTGGATTTAGGGGGCAAGTTTGAGGTTATCTTTGAGCGCACCATTGAGTCTCGCGGTTTATATCCCAGTGACTTGATTGATGATCGCTCAGAGCTGGTTGATAGCTGGTCTGACTGGGACGGTACAGCCGCAGAGGATACGTCGGCAGCGGTTTACTTTCGCGCGAGTGATGAAGCGTTCACGGCAGACGACATTCTGCTAGAGGTCACGTCTGACTTCTTTTTGCTTGAAGACGGCAGCAAGTTGTTACAAGAGTCTTCGCTAGTTTTTGGCGAGTGGACTGTTTTGGTAAAAAACAGGTTTGTTGGGCGCACATTCCAATTCAAAGCAGAGCTAGAGACTGAGCACCCTGACCAAACACCATTGGTTGAACAGCTTGGCTTTATAGCGTCAATCCCTTCACGAACGGAAAGCAGCTCGACGATTGCGTCTGGAGCGGGCGCAAAGGCCGTGACGTTCACAAACGCTTTCTATCAAGCTCCTACGGTGGGGATCACGGCTTTTAACCTTGCCAGTGGGGACTATTATGAGGTGACATCCGTCACGCGGACTGGCTTCACGGTTCACTTCAAGAATTCCAGCAATTCTTCGATTGACCGCAACTTCCAGTACATCGCTGCGGGCTACGGCTCTGAACAGACCTAAAAATGGCAACTCACGATTACGTTCTTGCCAACCAGAGCGGCAGTTCATTCCGCTCTGATCTCAATAACGCACTGTCTGCCATTGTCAGTCAGAACAGCAGCTCGACAGAGCCCGCCACGAAATACAGCTATCAAGACTGGATTGATGAAAGCGCAACGCCTGCGCTGATCAAGCGACGCAATGCTGCGAATGATGCTTGGATCACCCTTGGCGAAGTTGATGGTCAGCTTCTGATTGCTGATGGAACGAACGCCAAACCTGGCATCGCATTTGCTGCTGACATTAATACTGGGCTTAAAAGGGATGCGGCGGATCAAATCTCGCTAGTCACGGCGGGCACGCAGAACCTCACCATTTTGTCAGACGGCAAAGTTGGAATAGGCACGACCAGTCCTACTAACAAGTTACAAGTTAATGGTGCTTTTAGGGTTGTAAACGAAACTGCTCAACAAAC